TTGGTCTTGACAAAGTAGAGTGGTTAGAAGCAAACTTTGCAAAGTTGCCTGGTAAGAAAAGACTTGTTCTTGGAAACCATGATAACCCAAAGCATCTTGCACCGTTCTTCAAAGACATGCAGTTATGGATAGACATGAGCGATAAAGGTTTGTTATTCAGTCACACACCGCAACATGAAAGTACACTTGCTGAGAGTCATAGATTTGGCACAGGACCTGTGCTTAATGTACATGGACACATCCACACTAATCCTAGTCCAGAAGGCCCGTACAAATGTGTATGTGTTGAGCAAATCAACTACACTCCAATCAACATTGAGGAATTAAGAATTGTATAATACAAAAAAAGATTTAGGCATTGTTATTAAAAATCTAGTATCAAAAGAACTTTGTAGTTTTGTATCAAGTGAGATTAGACTAATAGATAAACATATAAACCTAAATGGAAATTACATTACAGATGAACGTCATCCCGAAAGCCTAAGTTTATATAGTCCGTTTTGTACTGAAATATTATCAACACATATTCAAAGTACAATAGAAGAAAAACTAGAAAGAAAATTAATTCCAACATATAGTTATTGCAGAATATATCGTACAGGAGCATCTTTAACAGAGCATTTAGATCGTAGAAGTTCTGAATATACTCTAAGTATTACATTAGAAGACAACGATAACGATAAATGGCCATTGTCTGTAGAAATGTATAATCATACAGTTTTAGAAACAACACTAGATGTAGGTGATGCATTGTTATATAGTGGAAGAGATCAAATGCACTGGAGACCTGGAAAGTATAAAGGCAAAGAAATAGTACAAGCATTTATACAATATGTAGATGCCGAAGGTGATAGTACAAATTTTGGCTGGGACGGACGTCCGTTGTTAGGTATGCCTTTTGAATCTACAGATCCGTCTTTAGATCACAATATGGATAGAACCTTAGACGAACAGTCTATCATAAATCGTCGATTAGACAAATAGCTAAAATAAATATTAGCATGATAAGAGCTCAAAAAGAAATCATTTATCACCTTACATGCACTAAATGCAAGAATCATTGGAGTTATGCTACAATGGAAGAAAACTATTGTATTGAGAGAGGACACAAGTATTGTCCGCATTGTGGCGATAAATCAGATGTTGTAACAACGGAGAAGTAATGTTTACTATTGAAATGGATGCTGACGAAACTTCAGTACAGATTCTTGACGACAATGGAAATTATGAAGATATAGGAATGTTTCTATACGACGAAGTTTGTGTAATACGACAATGGAACGAAGAAAAAGAAGGATTTGAAGTTATATTATTAAGTCCTAACATGTTTACAGAAATGATGGCATCATATCATAAAGCAGAAGGCGCATATATAACGGAACGAGTTAATGGAAATAATTGATTTATTTCCTACGCCGATAGGAATATATAAGATTAATTTAGATGAACATGAAAAATCTGTTCTTTTGAATACTGAATTTGCTAATCATAAAATTTATACAGATATGATTGTATCAACAGATACAAGTATTTTAACAAATAGACAAAAAGAAATTCCTCTTACATATAATTTTATTAAGGATAGTTTAGACGAATATTCAAAAACAACATTAGCTACAAACAATAAACTTAAATTTACACAAAGTTGGCTTACAAAGCATCAAGATCAAGAACAAAAAACTTTTCAACATCGTCATCAAAACAGTATAATAAGTGGATCATTTTATGTTTCTGCAACACAAGAAGACACAGGCATAAAATTTTACAAAGATGATGACCAGACTGAAAAGTATGTGAAATGGGAACAAGATCAAGAATTGATAGCTAACAATAAATATGCCTGGGCACAAGTACAGTTTCCTATAGAGACTGGAGTACTGATATTATTTCCGAGTTGGCTCAGACATAGTGTTGAAGGAAATTATAGTAATAAATTAAGATGTGCGTTAGCATTTAATACATGGTTTGAAAATAGTATGGGTTCGGAAGAGCTGTTTACATTATTATAAGGAATACAGATGGAAAATGTACCTGGTATAGTAGTTGATAATTTTTATAGTGACCCAGATGGTGTAAGAAACTGGGCGCTTCAACATGAATTTGCCAGAGAAGAGCAAGGTTCTTGGCCTGGAAAAAGAACACGTGAACTAGAAGTAATAGATCCTATATTTCACCAGCAATTTGTAAATAAAATATTTTCGTTGTTTATGCCAGTGAATGAAGATATTACTGCAAAAGTTCAATCAAAGTTTCAAATTATTCCTACATTCGAACGTGATCCGAAAAGTCCTAAAAATAAAGGTTGGGTACACAAAGATGATGATGTTTTGTTTGCAGGAGTTGTTTTTTTAACACCTAATATTGATCGCAAATGCGGAACTAGTCTTTTTACTTTAGAAGACGAAAACAAATTAGACTGGAGTGAAGCTAAAAATAATTTTTATGTCAATGGTATCGATACTGATTATGATAATGCTATAACTGCACATAATTCTGCTTTTAACGAAAGTGTTCGTTTTCAAAATCTATATAATAGGTGTATAATTTTTGATCATAAATGTTATCACGGAGTTAATAGTTTTTATAATAGTCAAGACCAGGATAGATTAACACAAGTGTTTTTTGTACACAGTGTAGATACAGATATTCCGCCACCAATTACTCGTCATAAGAATTTTCTATAAAATGGTTGACATCTTATCAATAGGTGTTATTATGATAAAAAATAAGGAATGGTTATGAAAGAAGTTGTAGAAGATTACCTTTGGCTTTGGAAGTTTGAAGACATTGATAATGAAACATTATATAAAACATGTATAGCAGTAGATGACGAGCTACGTAAGCATTTTCCACCTATACAAGACGAAAATGTTTATGGCTGTTTTACAAGTTACTATCATCAAAAGTATAATCTTTTTGCATTTCCTTGTAAAGAATTACAAAAGTTATATACTAATTTAGTAACAAACTTTCAAGAAGTATTAGACCCAGATACTACGTACTATGTAAGATGCTGGGCAAACCTATTTGATAAAGATATGAATATTGACTGGCACAGTCACTGGGCTCCAGAATATAAAACCTATCACGGATTTTATTGTGTGAATAGTGAAGGCGAACATCCTAGTCATACTGATTACGATATACCAGGTCAGAAAGATATTATTCGTGTAATGAGCGAAGATGGGCTTTGTGTCTTTGGAAAATCTGACGGTGATGGTCATCGAAGCTCTGAATGGCTTAATGATGACAAATACAGAGTTACTATTGCCTTTGATATAATTCCAGTCGAGGTATTACGAAAACAAGAGAAGTTTACACATAACTTAATCCACAATTACATCCCACTTGCTAAAATATAGAGGTTACTATGAAAGCAAAAAACATGATCCTAGTTGATAATAATAAATCAATTGCCTTTAACGTTCAACGTAGAAAAAATAAAGCAATTATTGATTATTTTACTGATAGTGAACTTGACTATCAAATCGAGTGTGAACTCGATCGTGCAAATAAATTTTATGAAACTGCTATGAAAGAAGGCTATTCTGAAGCCTTTTAGAGGATTTAACATGAGAACACAGCCACAAAATATTATTAAACTTCTAGAAGCAGATAATAGTCGTCTGGCAAAAGAAGCAATTTTATTAGAAGCAATGGATGAAGGGTTGCCAGAGTTTTTCGAAGGCCTTGCTATGGCACTTGATCCGCTTGTAACATTTGGCGTAAAGCAAGTACCCGAAGCAACTGTAGATGGGCAAGGACTTTCATGGCCTACATTTAAAGAACTATGCCGTAAACTTATTAATCGTAGCCTTACAGGACACGCTGCTCGTGATGCAATTATTCTGTGTAAGGATACTGCAACTATAGAACAGTGGAATGGCTTTTACAGACGTATCTTGATCAAAGACCTGCGTTGTGGTGTAAGTGAAAAAACTGTAAACAAAGTAGCACCTGGCACTGTACCTGTGTTTACCTGCGCACTAGCACACGACTCTGCTAAACATGAAAAGAAGATGGTTGGTAAGAAGCAGATTGAAGTCAAACTGGACGGTGTAAGAGTACTAGCAGTGTGCCGCGGCGGCAAGGTAGAACTGTTCTCACGTAACGGTAAACAGTTTCATAACTTTCCACACATCATTAAAGAGATCGAAAACGTTCTAAGTTGTACACCTGCTCCATATGACTGTGTGCTAGATGGCGAAGTAATGAGTGCAGACTTCCAAGACCTTATGAAGCAACTGCAACGCAAGGATGGCAAGAAAGCAAATGACGCTGTACTACACTTGTTTGATTTTATTCCACTGTCAGACTTTTTGAAAGGTGGCTGGGATAAACCACAAACATATCGTAGCAATCTAGTTAAGTACTGGGTATTAGAAAATAATGATATCTTAGAGCATGTACAAGCATGTGAATGGGAAGATGTTGACTTGGATACACTAGAAGGACAAGAACGCTTTGTAGCGTTAAATAAAGCGGCTGTAGACGGTGGTTACGAAGGTGTTATGATTAAAGACGTTGATGCTCCTTATGAGTGTAAACGAACACACGCCTGGCTTAAAGCAAAACCATTTATTGAAGTGACATTGGAGGTAAAAGAAATTGAAGAAGGCACTGGTAGGAATGAAGGCCGTCTTGGTGCATTCGTTTGTGAAGGGATCGACGATGGAAAAGATATTCGCGTCAATGTGGGTAGCGGTTTTACTGATGTCCATCGCGATGATTATTGGAATCATCGTAGCGATATTATCGGCAATTTAGTAGAGGTAAGAGCAGACGCTATTACACAAAATCAAGATGGCACTTACAGCCTACGTTTTCCACGCTTTAAAACATTCCGAGGCTTTGAGCCAGGAGAGAAGATTTAATGACTTCTTGGACATCCGGATCGGTACTGAGTAGTGACACTATAGACACCTATGAGATTGACATCGCGCAGGCAAAGACAATGCAGATTGATATGCCTCTTGTTGTTCGAGGCAGAGACGTTATGAAAGAACTTGACGAGATGCGTGATGCACTACTGTTAATCAAACGTGACGTAGATATGGAAGCCAAGTATCCTAAGCTAAAAGAAATCAAAGACGAGTACGAAGCGGCATTAGCAAAGTATACTACATTTGACACATTAAAGGAATCTAAATAATGGCTATGAAATATGGAACCAAGATAGATGCGTGATGAATTAGAAAACTTTAAGAAAAAATATCGAGCCCACGTTCAAGAAGGGCGTATACGTTATACAATTCCTAAACCGTTCAAGGAATGGAACGATACAAACTTCGATGAGCCGTTCGAAGTAGATAATGGTGTTCAGATTGATATGAGTCAGCGTGACTTTGAACAGTTGATTGGTATGGAAAAATACTGGGTAGAACAGTTGTCTTGGCAAAATATTAATCAGTATTCCGGACACCCCAAATCGATTGTAGAGAAACACGAGCGTGAACTGCGTATTCGCAACAAAAATCCCGCAGCAAAAATTGCTTATGAAAAGTATCAAACATTGTTACGTATGGTAGACAGTTACTATGATTGAAGTTCCTTTCAACATAGACAGGATCAAAAAGGGTGTCCAGACGACTATGAATACTATATGAAACTTAAGAACGCTTTCAAATTAGTACTTGACTATTACGGTGCATGAGTATATACTAGCTATAAGTTAAATAAGAGGCACACAATGGCAAAGTATGGACCTAGAGTTTATCCTAGTGATATTATTGAGACTAAGAAACATTGGGCAGTAGGCACAATTTGGAACGCTGAGGGCTCAAAAGGTATATATAACATTGAAATGGTGGACAAAGGCTTTACATGCGATTGCCCAGCATTTAAAAAGTGCAAGCACATTAAACAAGTAGAGGAAGCATTCAATGGCTAGAGTTAATAAAGCGGCGGCGAAACCTAAGAAAAAAACAGTACGAGCAGTACGTCGAGGAGCAAACATGCTTCCACTGATGCCTACTAAAAAATTAACATGGCACAAAGCACACTATTATACACATTATGAGGTAGAATCAAAGGAGTGGCTGACACGTGTCAAACTCTACATTAAAAACAAATATGATAAAAAAATTGTATCGTCAATTAATAAACTACCAGATTGGAAAGTTGGTGGGAAGAGTCATTGGGCTTGTGCGGCTTATCTTTTAGAAAATGATATGGCAGACCTTGTGCCTGATGGACACGTTAAAGGCCTAGACAAATGGATACTCGAACTTGCTGAAGAAGGTTCTGCTCTAGTAGAAGAAAAGAAAGCAGAAGAAAAGACTAAAAAGAATGTATATGTTCCTACTATTCAAGAACGTATTCGTGATCAATCGCAAGATATGATTGAAGATATTGACGAATGGCTTGAAGGTTGGATTGCAGATCCAGAAACATTTGACCCTAAATCTTTTGACTTCAAAAAACATTTTAATAAACTACAGCCGTCGCAGGCACATGCCCGTAAGATGAAAACATTCTATAGCGATGTGCTGGAAGACTTTGACGAACTAGAACGTATGCCTACAGCAGGGCAATTGAAAAAGATGGACGAGCATACACAAGATCAGTGGGCTCAACTCAAAGAAGGATATGCACATCTTAAGAAAGGTGACATTAAAAAATTCCGTACTGCTATCGACGAACTAATGGCAGCACTAGACTTTATTATTGACAGTGCTAAGGCAACACGTAAGCCACGTAAAGCTAAACCGAAGAGTGCTACAAAACTAGTTGAAAAGCTCAAGTACGCAAAAACTGATGAAAAATATAAACTTGCAAGTATAGATCCATCTGTAATTGTAGGAGCAAATGAGCTGTGGGTGTTTAATACAAAAACACGCAAACTAGGCAAGTATGTAGCAGCTAATATTGATCCGAAAGGTATGGGTCGAGACGGCACAGGACTTAGCGTTAAAGGTACTACTATTATCGGTTTTAATGAAAAAGAAAGTATTCAAAAGACACTACGTAAGCCTGACGAACAACTAAAAGCATTTAAAGGCGCAGGCAAAGTTGTACTACGTAAGTTTATGGATGAAATTGCTACTACAGATACAAAACTTAATGGTAGATGCAATCCTGACACCGTTCTTCTAAAGGTTAATTGATAAATATTAAAGTAGAACAGGAAAGTAACAATGTCAGATTTAGACCAAGCAATCAAAACCTTAGGCGATAGTATTAATGATATTGTCACTAAGGCAATTACAGTAAAAGATATCCGAATAGCAAAAACTGCATCGCTAGAGTTTTTTGCAGACCCAGAAAAGCAAATTTACGGAAAAGGGCTTTTTTGGAAAGGAATGGGTAATACAAAGCAATTTGTATATAAAGCTAATCCTGATAGAATATATTCTAGTGAGTCAATCGACTTAGCTCAAGGTCAAGGATATTCAGTTGGTAATACTACTGTAATAAACGAAAACGAATTAGGTCCTACAGTTATTCATTCACGTCTGACAAGTACTGGAACATTACAGAATCTTGCTACACAGGGAAACCTAAATATAGATGATTACATTTTCTATAATTCAGGATACAACAGATTTGGTATAGGTACTGAAGATCCAAATGGTGCATTGTCAGTAACAAGTTTAGATGCTGAATTTATAGTTGATGCTGAAGGATCAAGTGTTAAGGTAGGCACATATACTACTGACGATCTTTCTTTTATTACTGATGATACTGAACGACTAACTATTACTAAAACTGGTCAAATAATAGTAGGAACTAAAGGTACTTTAGATACAAAAGTAAGTATTCACGGAAGACTAGGTATCGGTGTTAATAACATTGATAATGAAGTTAGTTTAAGTACTGCTGGTCCAATCAAAATCGAGGGTAAGAAGTTTACAGTTGAATCTCAAATTCCTACAGAGGGCACATACTCAAAAGGTGATATTGTATGGAATACTGATCCAAGACCTACTGGATATGTAGGATGGATTTGTGTTAGAGATGGAACGCCAGGTGAATGGAAGCCTTTTGGACAAATTAGTTCATAATCCACTTAGTTAATTTTTTTAAAACAATTTGTAAATAGTGTGTACTGTAATATACAGTACATCGGAGTTAGTCACGAGCCTCCGTAATCAAAAGGCAAGGCATAAAGACATGGATAAAAAACACATAAATATAGAAGCACAGGTTGAGCGCTGGGATCTGTTCGCACGTTTAGTGCCAACAGTATTTCTAATAATCAATCTAGTATTAGTAACAACAGGCATAATCAACTTTGAACAGGCATTTTGGGTGGGACTCGGGCTGTTCGCACTAACTGCGGTAACGTGGTGGTTTTGGACAATTTATACCATCAGGCATCTGGTGAAAACACTTAACAGGGCAACAAAAAATCTTGGCGAGGTACGTGACGAATTTAAGTCAGTTAGTCGAGATTTGGAGGCATATAAAAATGACATCAAATAAAAAATATATTTTAATCAAGGCAATAGCCAACATAATAAGCGGACTAAGTATGGTTACGATTATATGTTTAGGTATAATGTATATGAGCTTTGACAATGCGTTTGTATTTACAGATACAGAAATCGGTATTACAAATAATCCAATAACCAAAGACAAAGACATAGAGTTCTATATGGTAGGATCAAAAAAGTTCCAGTGCAACAGCACAGCCGCATATGGCGTAGCACACGCTGTAGACGGCTCACACTCACATGATCTAAACACATTTACAAAACGCTATATACAAAATACAGCACCAGGTGAACGTGTAGAAAACGGATGGCACATGGCTGTACCGGACGATATGGTAGAGGGTGGTGAGTATCGTGTTAGCATGACAGGTGAGTTTGAATGTGTCCACTTGATATTCAAAACACACAAATCACAAGTGTTCGATAATATTTACTTGAAGGTCGAACCACGCTAAATATTTCTATGTTTGTATTTGGAAACGGCGAGAGTCGAAAAAATATTGATATAAGTAATATCAAAATACCTAAGATCGGATGTAATGCATTACATAGAGACTTTCGAGTTGATCATTTAGTCTGTGTTGATAGAAGAATGGTAAATGAAGCCATTCGAGCAAATTATAATAAAAGGTGTAAAATTTATACACGTAGAGACTGGTGGCCATCTTATAGACTCAATATAAATGTTCATCAAGTTCCACAACTTCCGTATAGCGGTAACACAAAACCCGACGACCCATTTCATTGGGGGAGCGGCCCGTATGCTATACTTTTAGCTGCAACTCTTTCTGACAAAATAAAAATAGCAGGATTTGATTTATATAGTAAAGATAAAAAAATTAACAATTTATATAAAGATACAGAAAATTACGAAACTGCGGATAAAAAAGCAGTTGATCCTAGATTTTGGATTTATCAAATAAGCAAAGTTTTTGAATATTTTCCAAACAAACAATTTACTGTGCATACAGAAGAAAGTTGGAATCAACCAGATTCTTGGAAAAAAGATAATGTAATGCTTGACAATATAAGTAATATATAGTATATTAGTAATAAGAGGTCTTAGTGTTCGTTCCCTCTATAAATATTCCGCACACTCTTATAAAGGAGTATAAACATGGCTTATTTTAGTACAAAAACATACGGGCACAATATTGGATTAAGTGCCTGCTTTAGACAACCACATGCAGATCATTCACATTGCCGTTTCCTACACGGATACAGTTTGCAATTTAAATTTGTGTTCAGTTGTGATGAACTAGATGAACGTAACTGGGTAGTAGACTTTGGTGGATTGAAACCACTAAAGAAATGGCTCGAAGATAACTTTGATCACAAAGTTGTACTAGACAGCAAAGACTGGGCACTAGATAACTTCCGTGCGCTAGAAGATGCAGGACTTGCTGAGATAAACATATTAGACGGTGTCGGTGCAGAAAAGTTTGCTGAACACGCATACAACAAAGCACAAGAGCTTGTACATGAAATGAGTAACGGGCGTTGTCGAGTTGTGTCATGTGAATGTGCAGAACACGGAGCAAACTCAGCAATCTACGAGGCATAATGGGAAAGTTAGATAAAAGTCAATATACAAAAGCACAATGGCAGGCTATAAGAGATAGACGACGAGCTGATAAAAAAGCTAAGTCAGAAATTGTTGAGCCTGCTATGAGTGCTGTTAAGCCTAGTGATGAAAAGAATTATGTATTATGTTTAAAACACGGTACAAAGTACGATTTTGAATATGTAAATAGACTTTACAGTATGGTAAAACGTAACCTTACATTAGATTTTGAATTTGTTTGTATTACTGATAATACAGAAAACTTACATAATGATATTAAAACTATTCCGTTACCGGAAGGTATCGAAGGATGGTGGTGTAAACCGTATATGTTTAACGACAAATTGCCACTTAATGGTAAAATATTATACCTTGATTTAGATGTTGTTATATCAGAAAATCTTGATAAGTTTTTTACTTTTAGACCAGCTGACTGGTGTATTATTAGAGATTTCACAAGATGTATGCGTCCGAGCTGGAAAAAATATAATAGCAGCGTTATAAGATTTAATTCAGGGCAATTATCTCACCTCTGGAATACATTTAAACGTAACCAACATTTTTATCAAAGAAAACACTTTGGCGATCAAGATTATATGTATGAAATTGATAAGTCAGGAGTATATTGGCCTGACGAATGGGTATTAAGTTGGAAGTGGGAAATACGACGATCGAGAGAATTTGAACCTGGCGGCATTAGAGGAAAAAGAAAATTAAGATATACAGAAGATTGCACACCTCCTAAAGATTGTAGCATTTGTGTATTCCATGGAGATCCTAATCCACATAATTGCGACGATCCATGGGTAAAAGAGAACTGGACATAATATGGCAGAAATTAACTTATGGTTTCCTACAACTATATATACTGAAGAGAATATTCTAACTACAGAAGAACATAAAGAACTATTAGATCATGTAGAAAATATAAAACAAACAATACCTTCAGGAGGAACTGAATGGTTTGGTAGTATATATACATCTTTTGGAACATATGATATAATAGACGATCCAAAATTTAGTACATTAATCGATAAAATAAATTTCCATATACATGAATATACAAAACAACATAACAGTAATGCAACTTATAAGTGTACCGAAGCTTGGTTCAATGAGAGTGTTGAACATCAGTTTCAGGAATTTCATACTCATGCTAATAATATTGTAAGCGCAGTGTATTATTTACAAGCACCTGAAGGATCAGGAGATATTGTTTTTAGAGATCCTAAAGCACCTGATATGTATCCTTTAAAAGATATAACACAACAAAATGATTTAACATTTGGAGCAACTAGTTACGCACCAACTGAGAATAGTTTAATTATATTTAGATCATATTTAGAACATATGGTAAAGGCAGGAAAAAATAAACAAGGCAGAATAAGCATTGCACTTAATTATCGTTGACAATAATACAAAAGGGTAGTATAATAAGATATGGATTTGAAATTTACAACAGCAGGTGACTACTTGAAATCTCAACAAAAGCGTATCGGCTTTGCATGCAAGTACATGCATCCAGATCAAACGCAGAAGAAAAAACTACTAGAAGAAATTCAACGACCGCTAAATACTCGTAGCACAACAGTACAGTGGCTCAACAGACAGACACGTGATGTTGCTGAAGAACGCTTGTGGGATATTATGGTCCATAACATTGCGTCATACAAAAGGTTGATTGAATATGTGGGAAGCCTTCCACTTGAACTTAGGATGGTACGACTTGGTTCTGATGTACTTCCTGTTTATACCCAGCGGGATTGGTCTTATTATTGGCAGCGTCCTGACGTTATTGCCTACGCAGAGCGAGCGTTTGCAGAAGTCGGTGCCACGGCAAGAGCCCTTGATGTGCGACTATCGATGCATCCAGGTCAGTTCACAGTGCTTGCCAGTGATAACCCGGAAATAGTAGATAGGAGCATAGAAGAATTTGAATATCACACCGATGTCATCCGCTATATGGGTTACGGCAAAACCTTCCAGGACTTCAAGTGCAATGTCCACATATCAGGCCGACAAGGTCCACCCGGTATCAAAGCCGCGCTTAAACGTCTCTCACCGGAGGCAAGAAACTGTATTACAATCGAAAACGACGAAAACAAATGGGGACTCGAACACACGCTTGAGCTTGCAGACGATCTCGCTTTGGTGCTAGACATACATCACCATTGGTGCAATACTAGAGGAGAATATATTCAACCCGATGACGACAGAATTGACCGTATTATTGACAGCTGGCGTGGTGTTAGGCCTGCTATGCATTATAGTGTTAGCAGAGAAGATCTTCTTACCGGTCACTCAGAAACAGAAAAACCGGACTTTGCGGCGCTTGAAGAACAAGGATTCAAAAAAGGCAAACTGAGAGCACACTCAGATTATATGTGGAATGATGCTGTTAACGACTGGGCGCTGTCGCATTTAGAATGGAGTGACATCATGGTAGAGAGCAAATGTAAGAATCTTGCAAGCATTGCACTATATAAATACAATATGGAGAAAAACAATGAGCAATTATTTGGGCATGATGTACGGCAGAAAGTCGAAGCCCCAGAACCAATCATCATCTGATAAAAATCCTAACAGAGTATTAGGAGGATTACGTGGTCAAGGTGTAGATACAATGACTGTGCTAGGAGAAGATGGTGTACAACATACTATTCCTTCACAAAAGTATGTACAAGGACTAGAAGAAAAACTTCGTATTCAGGACAGTAGAATTGCTCGACTTGAAACACAACTAAGGAGAATGAGCCATGATCAAAAAATGGATTAATCAAAGACTAAGCGAACGTACAACACTAGACGGTGCTGTGCTAATTGGCGCAGGTATTGCATTTCTAATCTTTAAACCAATCGCAAGTTTAGTAGCATACGGTGCTATTGCATATGGCGCATGGACAATTTGGAAGCGTGAAGACTAAAGTTTACCAATAGGCGTAGAGCTAGAAGCAGTCATATTCCATACTTGTTTCTTTTCTACGCCTTTCTTTTGAGCAAATACTTTAGCATCACAATTACTACACACATGAAAATAATTGTTGCTTAGACGTTTAGGATCCATACTGCCTCTTGTGCGTTCAAACTCTGCATCACAACTATCACAACGGAACTGGCAAATAGTCTGTTCACGCTTGTAGGTGTGTTCCTTGCCAGTTTTGCTTTTACGCACATGCCGGGTTTGTTTTTTAAATTCTTTTAGAAACATAAGTATATTTACATTAAGATTATAAAAATAAGAAATAAATATTAAAAAGGAACACTATGAGCATACTAACTTTAACCCCAGCAGCAGAGAAACAAATCGATCTTCTAAGTGAAGAAAACGATTGCTATGGCATTACACTAAACATTAAGGGCGGTGGATGTGCTGGATTTGAATACGAATGGGGTACAATTGCAAGTCCAACAGACTTAGCAGTAGATGACGAAGTAGTAAAAACAGCAAACGGATCTGCGTTTGTAGTTGGAGCACATAGTTTAATGTTTTTAATTGGCACTGAAGTAGATTACGTAAAGAGTCTAGTAGGTGCAAACTTTGAAATACGCAATCCAAATGCCCAAAGTTCATGTGGATGCGGAGTGAGTGTAAATTTTGATATGGACCTAATGAGTCCAGCTGTTTAAGGATAAAACGCAATGGCAAAACAGAATATTGATATCGGTGTTGAAGGTAATGATGGTACAGGCGATAGTATTCGCGAAAGTTTTCGTAAGGTAAATGAAAACTTTAGTGAAATATATGCTGTATTTGGACTAGGTGGACAAATAAGCCTTTTAGACTTAGGCGATACTCCTAATACATATGATGGCCAAGTAAATAAAGTACCGGTAGTAAATGATACTGAAACAGGAATAGTATTTCTTGATTTAGCAAGTGACAATGCTTTAGATCCTACAGACCTCGATACAATAGGATTTGACTTTTCTGAAGAAGGTAAACTAGTATTAAAAATTAATGCTATTGATATATCAAGAGATATATTTCCTACACTAGGCGGCCCACTTAATGCAGCTACACAACCCATTGCAAATATAGCAGAAATAAATCAATCAAGTGTTGATTTATGGCGTGCCTCACATGGTGAAGATATTGAAATAGGCGATCTTGTTATAAACAAAAGATATGCTGATTCAAATTATCAAGAAAAACAAAGAGCTGGTGCTGGAATCAGATTAGATCCAGAACCTGCAAATAGAGATTTTTATACAAAAACAATTGAATCTTTTAATAGTTTTGGCAATCCAGTAATTACAGCACACGGACTAGATGATCAATATTTAGGTGCTCCGTTTATATTTAGAACAACTAATCCATCAGATCTTCCTACAAATATTGTTGACGAGCAAACTGTATATGTAAGAATTGTAGATCAAAACACACTTACTTTACATACGTCTGAAGCAGATGCAATTAACAATACATCTAGAATAATATTATCGGGAGGAACCGGTACATTTACTATTGTTGATGCAGATTATGATCCTACATTGACAGGTAACTGGTTATCAACTGTAGCGTTGCCACGTGAAAGTGTTACACGTAGACAAGGTGACAGGATGGAAGGTACACTTTTCTTAAATGATCATCCAGGAGATTTAGCAGGATTAGGTACTGATATCGGTGGATCAGATGATTTACAGGCAGCAACAAAATTATATGTTGATAAAGGTACTCCTACCTCACAAGTTAACTTATATGTGGCAACAGATGGCGATGATAGACAAACATATACACCGCCGGGTAAAGAAGGTAGATCACCTAGTTGGGCATATGCTTCGGTAAATGCAGCAGCAAGAAAAGCTGAAGAAATTATACTATCGGCTCCGATTGAGCCCGGTCCGTATATGCAAACAATTACATTTGGTGGCGGACTTGAATCTTCACTAGTAACAACAGCAGGGTTTACTGCTCCGCCAGTGAGTAGACCAAATTTTAGTATTCTTATATCTGAAAACGTAGAATTTATACAGCAAGAAGTTTTAGCATTTATAGAAACTACATATCCAAATTTTGAATATAATTTGGATACTTGTGCAAGAGATGTTGAGTTTATTGTTAACAGTGTTAGATTAGATATTTTATTAGGCGATAATGCAAACTATCTTTCAAGATGGGCAGGTATTAGATATTATTCTAATCCGAGTGCAAGGAAAGCAATTGGAGAACAGTTAGTAGAAACTGTTGCATCTATTGAGCATACAAAAAAGCTAATTAGAGATATTGTCAAAGGTGTTACAGTAGGAAGTAGTAATAGTGTTGCAGGTACATTATATCAAGATAGATATACTCAATTCACTAACGCTGCACTTATTCCAGATGAATTTACAGCAGAGAATGTTGCTAGTGCAACTGATGCTAAATTTGATATTGTATTAGATATTATAGACGGACCAACTCCAGGTCCATTAGATGCACCTACAGTAGTAGACGGTGCAACTACTTACAAGATTAATTTAAGTAACGGATCTTATGGTTATGTAGATCAAGGTAACCCTACTAATACTGATATTATTCCAGGAAAAGTTGTTGTAGGTAAAGAGTCAGGCGCCGTTGGTAGAATTATTGCTTACGATTATGATGCAAATCCTGATACAGTATTACCTGCAGATAACGATGTTTTAGAATTACAACTTTTAGAACCTGTTGAATTTATTCCAGGCGAAGAATTAGAGTATGGAAATTTTGTAAGAGAAACACAATGTAGTATTAGAATAGAATCAGGCATTTATGAAGAAGACTATCCAATTCGCGTTCCTGCAAACGTAAGTATTAAAGGTGACGAATTTAGACGAGTAATAATACGTCCTAAGAAACGTATATCACAATCTAGATATACTAATACATTTTTCTATAGAGATAAACAATTTGATAATTTAACAATTGTCTCAAGTCAAATTACACAACTTTCTTCAATAATCGGCGGCGCACCGAATGGTACTAGAGCTGCCGCAGCCGGCACATATGCAGGAGTAACGCCTACAACAGTTACAACAATCGATCCTATTACTTCAGCTGTAACAGTAAGCGAAGGCACAAGCGGTGCTGGTGAAAGAGCAACATTTGATATTACTGTAAATGCAAATGGTAGTGTATTACTAAGTAGTGTTACAATTAATAATCCAGGTACAGGATACTTAGTTGGTGACACTATTACTATTTCAGACGACGATATCGGTGCAACTGGTGCGCCAGATCTTACATTTACAGTAGGAGAAATATCAGGCGGCAAGCCTTATATAAATCCGCTAACAAATGAAATAGATGGTTATTTCGGTTATCATTACTTAAAATATCCTAATAGATTAAAAAATGTAGGTGAAGGATATCAAAATGCTGGCGGTGCAGTTATAGCATCAAGAATCTTAGAAGATAACAAAGAGTTTATTGCAGAACAAGTAGTTCAGTATATTGCTGCAACATATCCGTCTTTATCATTTGCACAAGGAAAATGTAATAGAGATGTAAGATTAATTGTAGAAGCAATGGCAAAAGATTTTGTACTCGGCGGAAATGAAAATGTTTTAGAAGCACAGGGTGAATATTATTACGGTGCATTGCCAAAAGATGGCTCACAAAATGGAGCTACTGAGGATGGCATAAATCAAATTTATACTATTCTACAAGGACTATTTGCAAATGCACAACCTACAACCATCTATGGTGATGTAAATTTAATAGAATACCCTCAAGCAGATTTATTTAATGGCGAAGCTGAAGCAACTGCACTATCAATGTCATTAAATTTTATTAATACAATAAATTTTGCATTCAACGACGATTACAATCCACCGTTACCTAATGACGAAATGGATGTGTTCTTAATGAACGATGCTACAATTCTGCGTAACATGACTGTACAAGGACATGGCGGATTTTTATGTACACTTGATCCATATGGACAAGTTCTAACTAAATCTCCATACATCCAAACTGGTTCAAGTTTTAGTAGATCGCAAAACAAGCAAGTATTTTCAGGAGGTATGTTTGTAGATGCATTTACTGGAAATACAGCAGTACAAGTTGTATCAACTGGTAGACCTGCAGACGGAAGTCCGGTTCCAGATGTAACTGCAACTCCTGATCCATTTGTCCTGCAGGTAAAAAGTTTAGGTAGTCCTGAAGACCCACAAGGTCTTTATATACGTAGACCAGAAACACCTTGCCCATTTTATGTTGATGGTAGAAGATTCCAAGTTAATGCAGTAATAAATTACGACCCTGACGAAGGTACTGCGGTACTACTATTAGATAAAAATAGTAACCCTGATGCACTAGGTGTAGGACAAGGCTTTACAGGTACAACAAGTAATTTACAAACTGGAGTAGACTTAGATTCTGTTGCTCCGTTTGATTTTAATGAAGCAAAATGTGCTAGAGACACTGGATTAATTTTAGATGCAGTTGGGTTAGATATTGCATTAGGTTCAAACTATAGAGCAGTTACAGCAGGGTTAGCATATCAACGTGCAAATGCAGATGTTGTTACAGCAGAACAATTAGCACAAACAACCGCCGCAATTAATTTTGCTAAAAGTGAAGTACTTGCGTTATCAGCAGTTGCAGCAGACGGTACTGCTACAAGTAGAGCAGGTGCGGCATTTGACGAAGTTGTAGATATTTTAAACAACGGTGTAGTAAGTACAGATACCGCAGCAGATGCACTTACTTTCCCAACGCCGGCGGCACAACCTACAACTAATGCAAACGATGCAAGTGTAATACTACAAGCAAACAAAGCATTCATTAAAGCTCAAGTAACAAGTTTTATTATTACAAATTATCCAAGTCTTACATATAATAGTACAAAATGTGAAAGAGATGTAGGATATATCGTTGATGCACTTTCATATGATGTTCTTTATGGAGGTAATTCAGGAACATTAATAAATGCAAGATCTTACTTTGTTGGCACAGCTGGACAGTTAGGTAACACAGATGAAGAAACTGCTACTGTAGCAGCATATACTGATTTGCAAACTATTGTAAGCGAAGTTGTACAAGGTACAAGAGCAGGACAGCCTGTAACAGCAAATCCTGCAACGGGCACAGAAGCAACAATAGTAAGTGATCTAGTTGGAATTATTAAAGATGTAATTGATCTTGATACTTTAGAATTATTACCAGCTGAAGTTACACCAAACTTAACTTCATTATCAGTAGGTGCAGCACTAGTATCAGCAAATGTAGATATTAGTAATAACAGAGCTTTAATTGTTGCTAGAACAGTACAAAGTATTGATGCTCCAATTGCTATCACACTACAAACTGCTGGTAACAGAAGTATGCTCGGCAACGACTTTACACAAGTTAACGACTTAGGTTATGGACTAGTTGTTGTAAATGGTGCGTTATCAGAGATGGTTAGTATGTTTACATATTACTGCCATGCATCGTATTATGCTAAGAATGGTTCTGAGATTAGATCTCTTACAGGTTCAAGTTGTTATGGTGATTATGGTCTAGTTGCAGAAGGTTCGGATCCAAATGAAATTCCAGACGGAATTTCAACACGTGATGATATGAACAATCCTGCAAAAACATTTACAGCTGATATTATTTTAACTTGTTCTGATAATGTTACTACAGTTGAAGGCGAAACAATTACACAGGCATCAACAGGTGCATCTGGTACTGTAACAATTTCAAGTAATACAAGAACAATTTATCTAACAGGTGTATCTAACATATTTGATACTACAAATCAACTTACAGGATCAACAAGTGGTGCTTTAGGTGCAAGTAGTGTACCTAGTGAAGTTGATACTTCAGGATATGCAAATGATGAAGAACAATTATTTGGACACCTTTATGATTTTGAATATTTACCGAGTAATAGAGGTGAATTTGATATCTATCATCCTAACAAAGATGTATTTGCTAGATACGAGATTGCAAACGTTGTCGACACAGGCACAATAGTAGGAGAAATATCCGGATTTGGTGATAGTATATCTATAACCTACGCAGGTATTAATTTAGGTGCAGGTACAGGCGCAACATTTAAAGTTTCTAAAACAATTACAGATGGATATAGTGTAACTGGTGTATTATTAGGAGAAGATTACGAAGTAGGTGATACTATTACTATTAGTGGTGCGGACCTAGGCGGAGCAACTCCGGCAAATGATGTTGTAATTACAGCAACCGAAGTTGATAGTAATGGCGGATTTAAAATTTTTACATTCACTGGAACTATTGCAATAACTGACGATACGCCTAGATACAATGGTAAAATTATCAAAGTTAACTTTGCAACAGGTGACGGTCAGTTTAGTCAAAACGGTATTTTAGAAACAGGCGGCATACCACATGATACTTATGTACAAGTTAGAAATAACCAAACATTTATCTTTGAAGATATTGCTCGTCCAGATATTTTAACAATTCGTCCATCTACTGCGGTTATCTTTAGAGAAAATCCAGATACTGTATATAGAAGTATTTCATTTTTAACTGCGGATGCATTAGGTAATGAACTATCAGAAGACACTACTTTAGCAGGATTTGATAGTACTTATGATTACGTAAGACTTGTTGTTGATACAGTTAATGCACAAAATACAAAAGGTACAGTACTAGATCTAGATAGTAATCCTCTTACAGGCGGAACTACACTAGGTAATACAGCAGGCGATACAACTATTGCTGTAGTTAGAATATACGAAGAAAACGAAATTCGTCGTATTAATAATAATATTACAACTCCAGGTGATTTTAGGCCTAGTGATTTTAATGGTACAGGCGAACTTCCTATGATTACAACATGGGCTGGTAAAAAACATACTATATCAAATTATAGAGGCGTACAAATTGACCCTGTGTCAGGCGATCACGAAATACAAGCTACGCCGTCAGAATCAGATGATTACGGTATTGTTGATATTGCAGATGTAAGTGACTTACAATATCCTGCAAGAGCAGCAGGGCTTGCTTCAACATTAGTATTAGGAACTGTTGTTCCGATACTTAGAAGTGGTCTACAAGCAGGATCACCAGGTACAGTTACTATTGCAATTTCTACTTGTAGAGCTACAGGACACGACTTCTTAGATGTTGGTACAGGTGGATTTAACACAAGTAACTATCCAAATGTTATCTTTGGTTTGCCGAGAGCACCAGATCAGTCAAATGAAGTTGACGAACGTGGTAAAGGGCGTGTGTTCTATGTAAGTACCGACCAAAACGGTATCTTTAGAGTTGGTAGATTCTTTAGTGTGGATCAGGGTACTGGTACTGTTAGTTTCTCAGCAAGTATTGCGCTTTCCGATGTTGACGGCTTAGGCTTTAAACGTGGTGTTGTTGTTACTGAATTCTCAACAGATACAGCAATGACTGATAACGCATCAGATACAGTACCAACAGAAAGTGCTGTACGTGGGTATGTTAATAGACGTTTAGGATTCGATCAAACTGGTGCAGCAATTAGTAATAAAATTGGGCCAGGTGTGCTTGCTCCAAACGGTAGTGTGCCTATGACAGCAGATATAAATGCTGCTGGTAATACTATAACGAATATTAGTACACCAGTTTCAGATAGTGATACTGCAAATAAAGCTTATGTAGATAATAGTCAAGGTAATAATGACACACTTCCAGATCTAAGAGACGTTGATATTAATGATTATGATGAAGGACAGTTATTAGTATCAACATCGTTAAAGAAAATTATAATCGACGCAGATTTAATTACAACGTCAGGACCCGGAGCAGCGTATAAACCAGGACAAACAATATCAGGTAACCTTTCTGGAGCAACTGGTACTGTTGTTGATGTACAAGAAACACAAGGTTTCGAAGGTGACATTATTATCATTACCTATACACCATTAACCGGAGACTTTAGTTCAGGTGCTCCTGTAGGACAAGATACTGTAAGTGTATCAGGTGTAGTAAATGGCCCTTGTATAGACGGACCATTATCAGAATGGGCAAATGGTGTTCCTAGCGCAGATAGTGATGTTGTTATAACTACTGAAAGATTTGTTACTACAGACGGAAGTGGAAATCCAACAGATAGATATACCGAAGTTAGTATTCAACTTGCAACTGAAACTATTGTTAATGCAGATGTTAGCCCAACAGCAGCAATTGCACAAAGTAAATTAGATTTAAATGCAGCAAGTTTAAGAGCAAATGCAACAGGCATAAGTCAGTCAGATTTAGGTGTTGCATCGTTTAAAGATACAGAATTTACTTCAACAAACGGATTTATTGAATTACAAACAAGTTCAGATACATCAACAGGTATTGCTCCTGAAAAATTACAACATATTTCAACTGATAATGTTTTAGGTAGAAGTGTAGCAGGCGATGGTTCAGTAAGTGCAATTCCTTTTGCTACAGTTATAAGTGAAGGTGGCGGTCTAGAAGACGGTGACTTCATTAGTGAAATTGCTTCTGGAACAGACGCAGGTGAAGCACTAATAAAAACCGGTACTGGTACTTATGGTATTAGTAATGTAACAGTAGCAGGCGAGCCTAACAGTATTGTTAAAACTAATGTCGACGGAAGTATTCAAGTTAATAGTCTTATACTCGGAGGGGATAGTAATTACGAAGTATTATCATTAGATACTACAGAGCTACTACTCAAAACACCAGGACAAGGTACAATACTTACAGCGACTGGCGGTTCTGCAGGAACAGGAGGATCTCCAAGCGATCCAGGATATGTTCCTCCTACATTCCCAGATCTTGAGATACCGGGTAGTGTTAATATAGGCGGTACAGGTGTTACAGAAAGTACACTTCAAGCAAGTTCAGTATTAGGTGGTCAAAGTAATCTCGCAGTAGATTGGATCTACAGTAGCTTTATAGAAGCACCAGGAGAAAAAGGACTTGCAAGTACAGGTATTGCAATAGGTGGAAATACAGGTAAAACAACAGCAGGACAAATTGCTATTGTTGCATCCGATAGTGGCACAAGTACAAGTGTTACACCGTTTATCTTTAATAAAGACGGTGTTGTTCCTGACTTTGATAACATTTATAACATAGGTGCGCCAACAAAGAAATATAATACAGTATATGCTAGTGTATTCAACGGAACAGCAACTGAAGCATTATACGCTGACTTAGCTGAAAATTACTTAGCAGATGAAAAGTATGCACCTGGCACAGTTTTAGTATTAGGCGGTGATGAAGAAGTTACTACAACTAATATAAAAGAAGATCATAGAGTAGCAGGTGTTGTAACAACAAATCCAGCACACTTAATGAACAGTCATTTAAAAGGTGATAATGTTGCCGGAGTGGCACTACAAGGTAGAGTTCCGTGTAATGTTATAGGTAAAGTACAAAAAGGTGACATACTTGTTACAAGTGCTATACCAGGATATGCTGTTGTTAACAATGAACCTAAAATTGGTACAATAATAGGTAAAGCTGTTAGTTCTAAAGATGACAGTGAACGTGGCACTGTAGAAGTATTAGTTGGAAAATAATAATGAAACGAAGCACTCTTGAGAAATTAATGAAAACACAAAAAGCATCGGTTGACTTAGATGAGAGTCAGCCTCAAACTAGACAGGTTATTGCAACAGCTGGTACAATAAAAGTTCGTGTAGAAGGAAAATCGAATGGCAAAACAGACAATTAATACAGGTAGTACTCCTAACAAAGGTGACGGCGATCCTTTGCGTACAGCTTTTGATAAAATTAATAACAACTTCGATGAATTGTATGCAGGGCAAAATACAGACCCAAGCAATACAGCAGCAGATCTTATACCAGATGCTGACGGCACACGTTCTTTAGGCAGTGAAGACAAGCGTTGGGAAGATGTATATGTAAAAGACTTTATATACCTTAACCAAAACAGGATTGAACTTACTGCTAATGGTACACTGTTAATTAACGGTGGTCCACCTGCAGAAAGACAAGATACTACTGGTAGTGTTTTTGCAGATGACTCGAGTGTAATGGTAGATGGCATTGCAGGCAAAGTAGTTGGTCCTGTTGATACTACAACTGTAGATGCAAATACAATTACTGCTACTTCTATAAGTGGAGATCTTACAGGCAATGTAACTGGCAATGTAACTGGAGATATTGTAGGTAGTGTATTTGCTGATGACAGTACTTCAATGGTAGACAGTGTAGGTAAAGCAATTAACTTAGACGGAACTGTTAAAGGTAATATTATTCCTGATGCAAACGAAGCATACGATATAGGTAGCATGACACATAAGTTCCGTGATCTGTATCTAAGTGGCAGCACGATTAACCTAGGTGGTGTTGAAATTACTAATGACGGCGGAGTAATTACTTTCGGCGGCGAAAAAGTTGTTGTAGAAGGTGGTACTGGCGATATACAAGGTAGTGTGTTCGGTGACGATTCAACACTACTAGTTGATGCAGTGAACAGCGTAATACCTAAGGCAGTAGTGCAAGATAGTACAAATTGGGATACAGCATATGCATGGGGTGATCACGCAGCAGCAGGATACCTTGTACAAGCAGATATACTAGACGGCACATTAACAATTGATGTTAATAACACAGGTGATTTACAAGGTAGTGTGTTTGGTGATGATAGTACTCTACTTGTAGATGCTATTAATAGTGTAATTCCAAAAGCTAACGTGGAAAGCAGTACAGATTGGGATACAGCATTTGGCTGGGGCGATCATAGTGCAGCTGGTTATGCACCACAAGCAACAACTTATACAAAAGCAGAAGTCGATACTGCTATTTCGGCACCAAGAGATTTAAAAGGTAGTGTGTTTGCTGATGATTCAACACTATTAGTTGATGCTGTAAATAGTATAATTCCAAAAGCAAACATTGAAGATAGTGCAAATTGGGACACAGCATTTGGCTGGGGCGATCATGCAAGTGCAGGTTATGCAGATGGTACTAATGAAGCAAATTGGGATGCAGCATTTAGTTGGGGCGATCATGCAAGTGCAGGCTATCAAGTAGCCGGCGCATCACATGACGGTGACATTAAAGGTAGTGTGTTTGGTGATGATTCAACAGTACTTGTAGATGGCAACAATAATAAAGTTGTTGGCGATATTCAAACATCAAGTTTAAGAACAAGTGACAGTGAAATTTCACTTGGTGGTCCAACACTAGACCGCAACCAAGGAACATCCGCAGTAGCAATTGGTGAAAATGCAGGTCAAACAGGTCAAGAGGCGTTCGCAGTAGCAGTCGGTAAATATACAGGTAATATAAGTCAAGGCACTAAAGCAGCCGCATTTGGTATTAGTGCTGGTTATAGAAATCAAGGCGAATCAGCAGTAGCAATTGGTGACGCTGCAGGTGCATTTGAACAAGGCGCCAACGCAATAGCAATTGGACACGAAGCAGGCAAAACAAGCCAAGCCGCAAACTCAATTGTAATAAACGCAACAGGTAGTGCAGTAGATAACGACAGAGCAAATAGTTTAGTAATTACACCAATTAGAAACGCAGGTGGTACACATGCATTAGAATATAATCCA